GGAATACTAGGAGCCATCACAGAACCCTGCATGTTCCTATCAATAGCAGCCGCAATCTCCTGATCTGACATGTAATCAGGAAACTCAACTCTACCCATACCGGGAACTTCAATGACCTTAGCCATTATTCAATCCTTCCAGTAGCAGGGTTGTATTTCTTAACTGGAGATTTAGGCGCTTCGATCTTGTAATACTTGGAATATTTGCTTGCAACAGGGTCTTGGCTCATCAACTCATAATTAGCCTGATGAGAACTGATTTTCTGTTGAGCAACCTTCTCCAAAGATGACAATAGAGCCTGAATCTCGCCAGCAGTAAAGTCACGAAGATTTCCACCAGCAGCCCTAGCAATCAAACTACGCTCATTCTCAGTAATAGCGCCTTGACCCTTCATAGCCTCAGCAGCCTGAAGTTCCAAACTAGCAAGTTGCTGCATTGCCACAGCAGTTCTCTGAAGTTTTTCTTGCGTATCCTTACCAGTAACACCCATAGCTGTTGCCATCTGGTCAACTGATCTAGGAACGCCAGCCCTAAAACTATCGTAAACGCCAGCTTGAATTACTGGACGCAAACGATTAATTGCACCTAAAGTATTAGACGCAGACTTTGCTTGTGCGAAAGATGCTCGAGTATCCTCAACAACACCCTTTGCAAACTCTTTCTCCATCTCACGACTACCCATATCAATAACGGTAGCCTGAGCACGACGACGCTTGATTTCAGCAGCCTGAAGTGTCGGGTCTAAGTCCTCTAGCAGTTTTGCATCTGCCTTCAGAATATCGTTTTGCTCACTAATAATTTGCTCCTGAGTCATGTTAGGAGCACGTTTTTTCAGCGATTCAACACGTTTCTTTAGCGTCGGGAATACAGCCTCAAGTTGTGGATCAACCTGATTTACCAAACCTTCCTTACGAGCCTGAGCACGAAGATTAGCCGCTATATCCTGAGACTTTTTAGCCTCATCTAACTTACCGATAGCAGTATAGTAATCAGCATCAATATCAGCAGAATCAATCTTTGATTGCAGTTCTGAAACTCTAGGGGTAATGGTTTGTGCCGTCTGGATAGGCTGAGGACGCTCAACCATCGCAGGAATAGTTTGTCCCGGAGCAGTAACAGTTAAAGGTTCACCCGGCATAGGAACAGGCATAGCCTCTGCAACCGGAGTAGGAGCAGGAGGCTGAGACATACGAGACTTACGATAAGACTCTAATGCACTACGTTGAGCAACCATCTCAAGCGCTTTATCAGGATTGTTCCTCAAGAAAGCAATCAGAGAAGGATTATCCTTAACATTAGGATCAGTAGTTATTAGATTCTCAATAGATTGGAATGCTTGCTGTTGGCGCTGCAATGCCTGTAATGTTTTTGCTCTTTCAAGTTGCTGACCCTGAATCTGTTGCTGCATTGCGAAGTTTTGCAATCCTTGTTGAGCAACTTGACCAGCCGTACCGTAACCAGCGCCTAAAGCACCTAGAACATTTTGAATCGCAGATCGACGAGGGCCTTGAGAACCCATGCCTTGAGCCAATGCAGCAGCAGCTCCAAGCAGACCGGCAATGTTAGAACGCTGACTTAGTTGTTGAGTCTGTTGAGCACCTAGAAGCCCTTCAAATCCAGCAGGAACACCGCCAAAGACGTTAGGGATATAGTCCATCAATCCAGAGCTTTGATATGGCTTCCCGGTCATTTGTGACCATGCGGCTTGTTCTTCAGGAGAAAGTGCCATACATCACCTATAGCAAAGAAACAGGAGCAGGACGCATTACATTCTGCTGCTGAGGATTCAATAAACTCATATAGTCAACCGGAGGAATTTGAGCGCCGGGACGAACAGACGCGCCCATGCCTGCCATACGAGGCTGCTGACCAAATCCTAGAGCCTGACCTACTTGGTTATATGCCCCTGCTGCTTGACCAACATTAGAAAGCATCCCGCCTTGACCAAATATCGGGCCTCTAAATGCTTCAGTAATTCCTTGACCAATGCCGCCTAGAGTAGGATCAAATCCGAATAACGAGCCGCCACCAAAACTTGAACCAGCAGCACCAGCAGCCATAGAAGCAGTCAGAGGATTTACAGCAGCCCCTAACGATGGAGCTACAACAGAACCGACTGCACCAGCCGTAATAGGATCACCCATTATTTACCTCCTTGTGGTGTCGCACTCTGAGTCACTATCTGACCCTGTGGAGCACCATAAATCAATCCAGCATATTGCTGTAGCTTCATAGCAGGTAGATTCTGCTCAAAGTTATAACGGTTAATAGCGTCCTGAAGCTCTGCTGCGCTCTGCTGTTCTCTAGCGCCGCCAACAGTCAATAGACGCTGAATATCTGCATAGTCCTGAGCAGCCATAGCAGGAGCATTTCTAGTAGCTTCCATCTGACGCTGACGCTCCGCTTCTGCACTCTGATACGCTAGTTGACCACCTTGCTCAGCAAGTGCGCGAGCAAATATATCTTGAGCCTGACCTGCTTGTTGACCCATCGCAGATGAGCCATATCTACCGCGAGAAGCGGCTTCAGACTGAAGATTCTGAATGTTGCGAGTGAATTGCTCACCAGACAATCGATTAGCTTGCTCCAAAGCACCCGCTAGAAAAGGATTAACACCTTGTCCTTGAATCGTAGCTAGTGTTTGTTGTTGAGCAGCCTGAGTCAGCGGAGAACCAGCTAAAGCACGTTGTTCAGCAAGTCCTAGAGCTTGCGTAGTAGCCTCAGACGGACTTACATACGTTTGACCCGGAAAGAAGGATGGAGTGGTTCCCTGATAAAGACGTTTAGCTTCACCAAGACCATACTCAACATAAGGCTTGAGTGTTGGATCAATCTCAGCCCTAGCTGTTTGTGTTTGAGTACCGCCGCCACCGCCCATAATTACACCTCACAAATCCATTGTTTAGGACGGAATCCATAAGCCGCCGCCCTTCTATCCCAACCGCGCCTATGGCTAGAAAATGTCAGATATTTGACGTTAGCTTGAGCCGCCATGCCTTTAATGTATTTTAAGGCATTTTCGACAACTTCATAGCTATTTTCTAACGAATAAGCAGCCCATACATGCAGAGTCTCACCCATCGGTTGTAAGACAAAGAAGCCCTTATAGTGGTTATTCTCTATCAGTACAAAAAGTAAACTTTTCTGATTGAAACAGTCGGTATATACATCCTCAACTATCCAACCATCATTTCCCCTGCTTCTAATTTTCTCTAACGCTGGCTTTATACTTTCCCACCAGCCCCTAAGTTGTTGTGGCTCAATATATTTGTATTCCATTAACCAACGATAATGTATCCGTATGTTTTATCAGCAGTCGAATTAGCCCAATGGGTTATAGTCGCCTGACCTCTTTGTTGACTTGACACATAAACATTACTTGTTGCAGACGGAGCAACATACTGCGCCGTAACTATAGCACTCGGTATTGCAGGTCTAGTCGGACTAGAACTAGTAGGATATTGTTCAATTGAAACTCCTACATCAGATACACGCCACATTATCTCAATGTAATCATTTGGTTGCAATTCTATAAAAAAGTTCATAGCTGCAATTAAGTGCGACGGATCACCAGTAGACTTCCTAGCTGGCATACTGAAACGACTATTGGAATTGGCTATATCCGCTCCATTCTTCCTGAACCATATATCCGTGTCCTGAGAATCATTCGTCGTATTCTTTAACTGAATAGAAAACTGGATGTTGTAAATCCCGTAATTCCTTACGTTAACTCTTGACGTATTGGAAACATAGACACCAGACGAATAATCAGTCGTATTTAAAGCTACCGCATAAGCAGTTGTGGTGTTCGCAGCAGTCTGGTCTGTAGTGTCCTGAAACGCTCCATAAGGCGCTGAATCAGCCTCAGCAGCATCAGATACAGGCGTGAAGAAAATCAGGCTCTCATTGCCTATACGCTCGTCATAGAGGGTAGTTGTCGTAGCGTTACCAGTTGCCAGAGTAATAAGACCAGTGTTATTAGTCTTACCATCCATAATTCCACGAACAACCTCAGACACTTGACGAGGATCAGCGCCAAATACCGGAAGCGTTCTAAATTGTGCAACTCTAGTCATCGATTACCCTGTTTCACAACTTCAACATCTACGCCAATAAGAGTTTTCCAGTTGGAACCTGTCGGAGTAACCTTAATCCGGTGATAATCCCCATTAGACCTCAGAGAAACCCTGTTTTCTGCGTCTGCTGCTACCGGAGTTCCGAATTCAACTGTTTCTGTGAGCAAATCTCTGCTTGCAACTGCGACTGTTGCCGATCCATTATCAACAATAGGTTTTGCCAATGTGACAGTAGAACGTCCAATATCTATATCCCCTGAAACAACGTATGCAGTTTGGAAAGCTCCAGATAAAGCAACGATCTTTTGCTGTCTAACACCTAACGCTAGTAGCTGACCACCAGCCCAAAGCCTAGAATCTAACGGAATATCAAGTGCATCTAGGTTCGTGTTGTAGTTATCCACCTGTTCTAGTGTTGCACTAGGCGTATAACCATAGGAAAGATGGAAAATATCTGTCGTTCCATAACTCCATTTACCTAAATCAATACTGTAATAGAGCAAATATCTACCGCCAAATGTATTCTTAAAGTTCCAAATGACTAATTTCCTGACAGGATCAACCGTAGAACTAATAGCGTTAATCAACTGATCTGGAATAGCATTCTCAAAGAACCATCGATTGACCTTCTCTAGCCCAATGTTCTTAACCGTCTGACCATCGCAGACATAAAAACCATCATCAGCCAAGAAATACGTCAATCCACCGAACTGAGCGATAGAACCATTAGATAAACAGCCTAGAGTCCTAGAAATAGCGTCAAACTGGAAGAAATACGGGCTTCCTGAATAGGTCATACGATAAATCGCCCTCTCCAAGAACACCAATCCATACTCTCCACCAGCTAACCCAATAATATCCCCGCCATCAGGAATTAACTGTGAGTCACTCTGAGAAGCAGTGCTAGGTGTCCAATCTGTCTCATCATTAATATCAGACCAGTAAACCCTAGATTCCTCACCACCAACATTAGCCGCAACTACAAAGTCTCGAACTACCGTGACGTATTTAGCCGTAGGAGCAGCCGCAGATAGGTCTGAGACCGTCGTAGAGCCTCCCAAATCCCAATATTGGAGTTTGTTAGCCCCATTAGCCAAAATCAGCTTAGAACCGAACT